CATTGATGTCGTTTGCCAAGGCACGGTTAAATTGTGATAAAGCTTTCAGAAGGCGACACCCACAACACGAACGCGAACGGCGAGCAAAGGCTGGACAGAGGTGAGGGCAGTGGGGAAGTGAAGGCGGGCATTGTAGTTCAGGCGCGGAGGCTGCTGATAAAAGTTCGCTGGTTTGAAGACGTTGGTAATGAAAGGCAAATCGAGGTTTACTTCCCAAGTTGCGGGAGCAGGGTAACCCGTGGCACTGGTCAGCGGGACCATGTCAACGTAGGTGTTGCCCTCGAGTAACTCGATGGCCCTGCGATCTGCAGGTGCTGTCTCCCTGCCCTGTGAGACACCGACGGCAATATCAAAAATATGTCCGGCGGCACCGCGCATGGGGGTGAACTTCAATTCCAGCTTAAGAAACTTCGCATCAGAGAACCGTTGCGTAATCCCAGTCACAATACCGGTGGTAGCCGGAACAACGTTCCCATGAATCGAACGTGTGCCAGCAGGGGCATTGGGTCCATTCTGCAGCCAGTTCTCCGAATTGTAATAAGTAATCACCGTCCATTCTCGAGAAAATTGCCCGGCATCATGTCCTTGACCAATAGCGCTAACACCTCGCGGAATGGAGGTGAACGCTCCGGTGTTTTGGACAAGCTGAGTGACAGCGGCGGTGGTAGCGCCGATCGCACCGGTAGAAGGGGGCACTTGGGTAGAGTTGTTTTGCATGTTGAGAGTGGAGATTGAAACACAGCCATATTTAACAGAGCAACTAGAAAACAGGAAAACAACCCTTACACGTGAATATTGGAGATACAAAAGAGAAAAAGAGTCAGAGAATGAGTCGAGGAGAATGAAGGGCGCAAGACGGAACTGTGATTGTCAGAGCAGCGTTTTGATGAGCGGGGGGGTGTCGAGACCAAGTCTGAGGCAGAGGGCGCGTAGGAGATGGTGCTGCCTACGCAACAGGCGTTTTTCGGGACGAGTAAGCAGCCAAATGCGGGCGACCAAAACAGCACAGGAGTCGCGAAGAGCCTGTACCGAATCAAATGTGAACTGCAACTGAGAAAAAAGGATCGCCGAGAGTGTGGGACACAATTGATGACCGAGCTCAATGAGATAGCCAAGACAATGTAGGTCAATCTCGGACAAATGGTCTGACATAACATCGCCCAAACGATACGCGGTATGCAGCTCGGACAAATAGCTTGGGAGCACGGCCATAAGGTCACCCTTTGCGATGTGAAACAATGTCTTCAAGTACATCAGCGTAGGATTCCTAATAAGGCCGGCAGAGGTCACAACATACCCGCAGAAGTCGATCGATGGGGCAATCACAGTTTTCGAAATGACTGCAATGTGCCGACTCTGTAAAGCCCATTGGGGACGTTCCACGCAGGCCTGGTTTATAGCGGAGTCGTCACCGCCGAAC